ATGTTCACTTCATTCATGTAATGACCCAGTAACTCTTTGAGCGAGTTTAGTTCATTAGTATTCTTGAAGTAGGTGTCGTGATTACCTGGAATAATATCCATGGTAATGCCTTCATCCCTGAGTTGCTCTAGAAATACCTTTCGATTTGAGTTTAGTGCTTTGAAGTTTATGAACCTGCGGTGTTCATAATAATCACCAAGATGAATAATATGCTTGATGCCATTCTCCCTCAAATAAGGGAAGAAAACATCGCGATAAAATTTTTCTTGGTAATCTATAAAAATGTCAGATGAGTTACGAATGCCACAATGAGTATCATTCAGTAATGCTATCTTCATTCAGATCGTCTCCAAGGAAGTTTGTGAGGTCAGAGTCACTAGAAGCGCGAGTGCGTGTACGCTTCTTGTACTCATCAAATTGTTTGTCTTTGTCCTTCACGTCATCAATGCGGCGGCGCAAGTTATCAACAAAAGATTGTACTGCTTTCGCGACAGCAGGGTCTTCATCAGGGTCGACCATAAACTCTTCAATGCCAGACTCAGCCAGATACTTGAGTTTCAGATCCTGTTGTTTCTTTTCTTTCTGTATGCGTCGAAGAAAAGCATACCATGAGATTTGAGTAAAGTAACCAAACGCATTAGGTCGACCACCTCTGGTAGCTGCACCTATGTCATAGTTTTGAATCGCTTTGAGGCAGTTTTCAACTGCGTCCATAACCATTTCTTCACGGTAAGTGTAGCGCACAAAGTTAGACTTATGCGACAACCCTTCTGCTATCTTTAAGAAACACTCCGCGATATAGTCAGGAACGATGGGAGTCTTTGCCCCAGCACTTTCCGCATCGTTACAACTGCTCACATAGTCTACAACTGCTTGACTGAAATCAGCGTTGTTAACATAGTGTTCATGATCTTTTGTTCTTCTGGCCATACCACTCTCCAACTACAACATAATATTATACACAGACAGAATAAGTTTTCAATCTTCTGTCAACAGCTTTGGTGAACCTTTTGGTCGAAAATTCACCACGTTCTTGATAGAAGCAATTTGCTCCTCTTCGCCATTTTCTTTTTTAAGAGCATCTTTTATTTGCTCTACACTACTTAGGTATTGTTTCAATACAGCTGGAGACGGGTCGCCGTATGCAACTGTAGCAATTGGATTTATGACTATAACCTTACCCAAGTCATCTGTATAAGTGAGGTATGGTTTGAGGATGTAGGTTGCCTTCTCTGGCTCTAAGTCATCATAAAACTCGACAGGGATCATCTGTAGTACATCCCTGACCAACAACACTTCTACACCACCGCCCTGATCTGCCCACTCGACAATTTGACAAATAATTTCGTCACCTGTCGCTAATTTGATTTGCTGTATTTGTCCTTCCATTATGATATCGCCCTTAATATGCCACTTGACAGTAATATCAACGAGACTGCATTGAGGATAATCACTGCTCTGTCTTTCCAAAGGTATCCCACGACAGTCCATCCTAGGATACCAAACCAACCGAATATCATATCCCACATATGATACTCGATACCAGATGCTCGAAAGGTGAGAGAAACAAGAATCAATATTGAGGCGACCCACTTGATGTACCAGTCAAGTGTGTACTTGGGAGTCGCCGATTTAAAAATACGATTGCTATGTTCTAGTTCTTCTGGCGCAAACTCACTCATATACTCACCTTGTGTATCTCATAATCAAACTTTTCTTTGTTGTATATCTTTATACGCTCACCCGAATGGGTTAGAGTAAAATTTTTTTTACTTTGCCACTGCAGATCATCAGCCAGATCGATTAGTTTCGTGTCTGCTCCATTGTCTGCTTTTCTGAGTCCTCTTCCAATTGACTGTAAGACCTTGACTTGTGACTTGGAGGGACTAGCAAAAATAATGTTATGGAGGTTCCTAATGTTAATCCCAGTAGAAAAGGTCCCAAGGCTTGCAACGATAATAGCATTTTCTGATCCTTCTACAATTCCGCGTATTGCTTCTCTGTCAGTCACATCAGTACCACCGTGTACATAAAACGCTTTGTCTTTCTTTTCCTTTATTAGATTATAAAGCATTTCACCATGTTTTTCAACAAATTGAAACAACACTAGCGTGTTACCTGTTTGAGTGAGAGCAAGGTTACGAATCAGTTTGTTCCTGCCCTCATGCTGTACTATGAAATCTAATTCTTCTTGATACGTTTTATCGCGCATCATCCTTCGTGTCTCTTTGGGATAATCCAACAATAAAATTTCTATGTTTAGTTTGGCGAGCGTACCAGCCTCCTGCAAGTCGCGAGTGAACGTGACTCTTTTAGTTGGACCAAACAACCCTTCCAGCACCAACTTGTGCGTCTGCGTACCGTCCAGCGTTCCAGTGGTACCATAGCGATAGTCGGCGTTGATGCATTTGTTCATCAGAGTGGTAAGAGACTTGGCTTTAAATAGATGACACTCGTCGCCAAACACACAACCAAACTGCTCAAACCACTCAGGTCCAAGGCGGTAGATACTTTGCCACGTTGACACTATCACTCGTTTGTCCGTGACCTTATCTTTGCCAGAATAGATTATGTGGCAATTTTCTTCTGAGTCCCAGTTGTAGTCTTTAAAATCCTTAAACATCTGCTCAACGAGGCTGGTGGTGGGAACAACGATCAATACTTTTTTATCGTGCTCCTCGAGATACCAGCGCATGAGGTTGTAGATGATAAATGACTTGCCTGACCCAGTTGGTGATAGTAGCACCGCTCTTTTATTCTTGATACCATCTGTCACTGCCTCGTATTGGTAGTCACGCAACTCAAACGGTGTTTCGAAAGAGCTGAGTTGTTTTACGGTTTTTTGATGGTCAAGTTTGTTCTGTGCGCTCGGCAAACCGTAGGGCGAATCTTTGAGCGTGACTGTATAATGGCGAGCAGCTGCAAAACTACAGACTCGCTTATATAACCCAACATTTATTTCGCAGGTGAGTGAATTGAACAGACGAATCTTACCATCCCAAACTCTCCTCTTGTACGCTGGCATAAACTTATATCCAGGAACAAAAAAGGAAAAGTATTCACTCAGCTCGTTTCTAACTCCTGCTTCACACAGCACCGCCATCGTTGAGTGGTTCTGCATTTGTAGCGTTAGTGTCGCCATTCTTCTCCCTGTAATCCTGTATTGCTGATTTGATTGCGTCTTCAGCAAGAACAGAACAATGAATCTTTACTGGTGGAAGTGATAGTTCCTTTGCGATATCTGTATTACGGATTTCCCAGGCGTCTTCGAGACTTTGCCCTTTGACCCACTCGGTGAGTAGAGAAGAAGAAGCAATAGCACTACCACAACCAAAAGTTTTAAATTTCGCATCTACGATCACCCCATCCTCTACCTTAATGCCAAGTTGCATTACATCACCGCATGCAGGTGCGCCGACTAATCCAGTCCCAACATCGGGATCTTCTTTGTCCAGCTTACCTACATTGCGAGGGTTTTCATAATGGTCAAGCACTTCCTTCGAGTATGCCATAAATGTCCTTCCTGAATTCAGGATCCTTGCCAAACATAGCAGCTGCTTCTGCTCTTTTTTTCGCCAGCACTAGCGGCGAGTTTGGCTTTCTTTTTTCTCGGTACGATCCGTGAGAACTTCTCTTCGCAGTCTTTCTCACTTTCAAATTATTCCTCATTGTCTTTGCCATTTTGTATCCACGTCCCGTCTGTTGATAATGTAAAGGAACCACTATAGCTCCTTGGTTTAGTATTTATCGTCCATTCGTGAGGCGCGATTAGACTTAGGAAATCTCCTCGCTCTCCCGTATATAGATGATACTCCTTGCCCGTCATGGGCAAAAATCTTTTCTCGGCGTTGTTTACTCGCTCAGTGTTGCGCGCAAGAGCCAACAGGTGATCAAATTGCACCTGTAGCTCTTCAGCTTTGGTCTTGAGATATTCTCGCGCTTTTTGAGTTTGTTCTGAAGTGGCTTTGCTAACATCAGGAACAATCATCGCTGGGAACGATGGGGATGTTCCATAGTCTAGCAACGCAAGATTAGTTGCCTGACTCGAACTGTCTCCATCGAATGATGTTGCCAATTGTCTGATGCCTCCATCGCAATGACTCTACAATTTCTTTTAGAGTTTCAATCATAGTATTGAAATACACCACTCGCGCTTCAGACTCTTGGATGTCGGCGTCACTATCGTAATAGTAGTTCATGTCGCCTTTCATGATCTTCAACCCAGAGAATGGATCGTCAGACCAACCAAGTTCTTTGATTCTTTCTTCGCACATCTTGCCGTTATACCATTCCCACTTATCCTTCAGCAACTGTTGTTGTCTCTCCTCTGCTCGCTTGAGCATGAGTTTGGCGTTGGCCAAATACCCGAGATATTTTGCATGAAGTTTAGGAGTCGTACGAGATGCTTCGTCCAGCTTATGATGTATTTCGCAGTCTTTAGACCACTCGTTCAAAACGTTTTCAAGATTCATAATATAATTTATTCAATTTCGAAATAGCTGTACCTGAATGACACTGGGAATGAAACGTATTCAACACCTGCATTAGTGGTATCAAATACAATGTCACCGACACTAGTTGGAATTGCATCGATGTATTTAAATATCTTATTCTTATTGTTGTGTGCAGTCAATGCCACAACGCTGATATCTGCATAGGTTGGCGGTTTCTCTGAAGCAGTCTTCACCTGTGACCTACGCTTAATGTGCTTTTCGTTTACTTGTCTAATTAGCCAGTCAAAGATCTCGGTATACGAATTGAAATCCTCGTCCAGCAAAATGTCCATGGTAAGTTCGCCAAATTGGATTGTGTTTCCTGGCATTGGTATACTTTGCAATCTTGGCACAGCAACCTCAACTGCTGTGTTGATTGCTCCTGGATGGTTCACTCGCTGTGCAAAAAATTCCAGATTACTGAAGTTCTTTCGATCGATAACGATCCGAAATCCAGTGGGCTGAAACAAATTAATATTGTCAGTTAGATTGTTAGACATAGAGTATTCACTCGGCAGACTACGATTCTTATTCTACTCATATTTATAAGGATAGCAAGCATAAAAAAGGGATCCCGAAGGATCCCCAAAAATGACGGCTGCAGACCGTTCTTTTTATTCGTAAACCAATCTTAGGTGAGGATGTTGTCCACACGGAAGATACGGTAGTACTGGTTAGTCTTGGAAGAAGCCAGACCGTTAGCTGGGGTGCTTCCCACGAATGGGTTAGACGCCATGCCGTAACGAGTCTTGAACCCGATACGTGGCTGGAAGTCTTCCTCACCAACCGCACGAACCATTTGCAGAGGCACGTATGGGCAGTAGAATACACCAGCGTCATATGGGTTAGTACCCTTATAACCAACAGTCACGTAATCAGCAACCGCATATGGGTCGATGTATACGCGCATACGACCGTTCAGTACACCAGCAAAGGTGTTACCAGTGTCGTCAACCTGCAGGTTAGTAGACAGAGCAGGAGCGTAGTCCAGCATACCAGAAGCAACAAGAGCAGTAGCAACGTCTGAAGAACAGATCATTACATTACCCTTACCGCGACGAGTTTCTTTAGCGATAACGTTAGCTTCGCGATCGAGTTGAACAAGCAGACCCTTGAACTTCTCAACAGACCATCGGCCATCAGCGTCTGAAGACAGATCGAAGATACCCTTGGTAGAAACGTTAGACTGGAGACAACCAGTCTTAGCTTGGCTGTTGATGGTGCGGATTACTTCACGGTTGATTTCCGCGAGTACTTCTGCACTCAGGATGTTAGCGAGCTCAGACTCAGCGTCAAGACCGTGGATTGCCTTCAGGTCTTGGGCGAGTTCGATCGTGTACTCAGCTTTCAGCGCACGTGACTTTGCAGTTACGGTTGCTTTCTCGATGCTGAAGCCCATCTCAGCGAAATCAGAACCAGTGTTACCCAGTGCTTCCGCGTCAGCCGTTGGCATACCGCCGCCAACAGTTGGACCAGTTCGATCGTTGTCGATAGAGCTGTCGCCGTTGGAGTCAGTCAGACCAGAAAGGCCAGAAGGACCAGCAGTCTGAGAGACAGAAGAGTCACCAGAGTATGGTACTTGTGCTTCGTTGAACAACGCTTCGTCATCAACAGATACGGCACCACGTGCAGTCTTGTACTTAGACTTCATCGCAAAGATGAGGCCAGTAGGACCAGTCATTGGCTGAACGCCACATACGTCGTAAGCCATCAGGTTTGGCATGGCGCGACGAACGAGGGAGATCAGTACTGGATCCCAGTTAGCAGCTGAAGAAGTGGTGTTAGCAGCAACTTCGTTAAGTTGGAAAGAGCCATCAGCTCGCTCAGCCA